GCCAGGGCGTTGGTCAGCTGGCTTAACGTCGTGGTGATCTGGCCCAGGTCTTTTTGCGACATCTCCGGCATCAGCAGGTCCACCTGCCGCGCTTCGTCATTCTTGGCCCGCCAGTAGCCGGCTATCTCAGCCTGGTCGCGCACAAAGCACAGCATCGACAAAATGAACTCCTTCACCGTGTCCTGGTCGCTTTGCAACGTCTTGTAGGTCGGATCGCCCTGGGCCATCGCTGTGGCCCGGTTGGTGCCGTCGCCGTGCGCGTACCAGTGGCGCGGCAGGCCCAGGCCGCCCAGGGCGTGCGTTTCGATGGCGTCGGCGCTGGCAATGCTGCCGGGCTGCTTCAAGTCGGGGTAGTTGAAGGTCCAGGTTTCGGCCGTGTTGTGGACGTTGGCGCTGCCTTTTTTGGGCGGGTTCATCCGGATCTCGTTGGCCCGCTGCTTGACATAGCTTTCGTCGGCGTTCTCAATGGCCACGTCCCAGGAAAAATAGTTGGCGAACTGCTCCCGGTCGGCCAGGGCAAACAGCGTTTCGTCGTGGCTGTCCAGCCAGTCGGCCACCTGCAGCAAGTCGCTAAAGCCGCGCGGCTGGTTGCTGACGTTGTTGATGGCGAAGTAGAACACCGATCCGGCGTAATCCTTGCAGCCGGCGTCCTTTAGCAACCGCTCTTCCCACGGCCGTCGCGCTGCCTGGCTGGCGGTCACGTACAGCCCTTCGTGCTGCGGCTTGACCCGCTTGCCGTTATCGCTGTAGCCGGCATCCTTGCGAATGATGCGGTAGACCCGCTTGTCCTTGTCGGGCCGCTGCTTGCAAACCACCGCCCACGGCTCCATGGCGTTTTCCGGGTGCGTGACCACCTGCTCGACCTCGGCCGGGTCGATGTAGCCCAATCTGACCGCGCCATCGGCTTCGCGCACCGCCGCCACCAGGATTTGCTCACCCCACAGGAACAGCTGTGACACGACCTTGTTTAGTTTGCTGTGCAGGTCGTTCTCTGTAAAAAAGGCGTCGATCACTTCTTTCAGGGCTTCGTCTTCGGCCACCGGTTTGATGCCCCGGCCCAAGATGTAATCCCGCTTAATTTGCAAATAGCGCCGGGCCAGCGGGTTCGACTGGTACAGCACCCACACCACCTCGATAATCTTGTCGTGTGACATCTTGGTGAAGTCGCGCAGGCCGGTGACGGTCTGCCGCCGGTAGCCGTAGGACTTCAACTCGCTGGTGGGCGGTTCGTCGTTGGCGTCGTAAAAGCCGGCCTCATAGGCCCGGTTGCGGGCTTCGCTGATTTCGGCCTCGGTGTGCAGGCCCAGGGCGTCCGCGATTCTGTCAATCAATCCCATAATCTCTCTCTCCGCTGCCGGCCGGTGTAGACCGACGTATCCAGTTCAGCCAGCGCCCCGGCGGGGTGCTGCACTTCGATCAGCTTGTTAAACGCGCCGCTTGTGGCGTCGACCATATCCTTGAATTTGCCGTGCGGGAAGGCGGTAATCTGGTTCAAATAGGCGTGGTTCCACTCGCCTTTGACCAGCCGAACGTTGCCCACTTCGGCCTGCGCTGCCAACGGCTCAGCCCTCACCAGCTTGTCACCTGTCACCTTATCGGCCCGCACTACCCAGCCGGCCAGGTTGCGGATGGTGGCCTCGACCGATTCCAGCCCGCCGCTGCCGGGTTCCTGTTCCACATAAACGTGGGTCTGCTTGCCGTCCAGTTGGGCCGTCTGCTTGATTACCTTTTCACGCTCCGGCGCCGCCCAATGGCCATAAACCACATCGACCACGTAAAATATACCGTCCTTCTCCAGCATCTTGACCCCGGCCGTCTGCGCCCCGCCGTCAGCCGTGCCCGCCTTGTCCCAATAGCGAATGGTCCGCCCCCCGACCGGCGCCGCGCCGACCACCTGAAAATAATGGCGCTTGAACAGGTTGCCTTCGTGCGGTTTCGGCGTCTGCTGGTACAGCGCCCCAAAAAAGTAGCTCCCGATTCGGCGTTCGATCTGGCGCAACTTGGCGGCGTCGTACCGTTCCGGTACCAGCGCCTCGCCGGGTTGCCGCCGGTCCGGTTCCAGGGTACAGGTCGGCGGATAGTCCGGTGGCTGCGCTTCCTTCAGGGCTTCGTAGTGGACAATGTGCCAGTGTTCCGGCTCTTCGTGTTCCTTGTCCAGTAAATAGCCCGACAGGTCATCTTCGTGCCAGCGGGTCTGGATGACCACGATGGCCGCGCCGGGTTCCTCGCGGGTGTAGAACGTCGAATCGTACCATTCCTTTTGCTTTTCGCGGATCGTCTCGCTGGCCGCCTCTTCGGCGTTCTTCAGCGGGTCGTCGATAATGCCCAGGTGGAAGCCCTTGCCGGTGATGGCCCCGCCAACCCCGGCCGCCCACAGCCCGCCGCCCTGGCCCGTCTCCCACTGCTTGACCGCCGCGGCGTCATCCGCCAGGCTTTGCCCGATGCGGGTATAGTTGGCCCGTGACGCCCGGCTGAAGGTGTAGGCCAGTTCCGCCGCGTAGCTGTTGATGCCCACAAAGCGATCAGGATGCCGGTACAGGTAATAGGCGCTGAACAGCCGTGATACCAGCTCGGACTTGCCGTGCCGTGGCGGCATAAAGACCATCAGCCGCTTCAGGTCGCCGGCCGCCACCCGTTCCAGCAGGCTGGCCAGCCGTTCCTGGGCCGGATACCAGACGTACTTTGGGTTGACGACATCGACAAACTGGCGGAAGGTCTTTTGCTGCGCCTCCACCAGGCCCAACCGCCGCCGGCGTTCCAGTTCAGCCGCCGCCTGAAGCCTAATCTTCCAATAGGGATCGCGGGTCGTCACCGTCAATAAGTTGCTGGAGCTGTTCAATGCTCATTTCCCCAACGTTATAGTTAATCGTTTCCTGTACGTTGCGTTCACCATAGCCGCGTGATTTGCCCTTTTTATCCAAAGCATATTTAACCGCCCAGGCTTCGCCAACTTCCACCGACCTTTCCAAACTGGTTTCTGCCTTATCCAATAACGACACATCCAGTTCAAGCCGCGCTTCAGCTACCGCTTTTTTTACGCTGGCATAGCGTTCGATGTAATAATAAACCGTGCGCAATGATACTTTCATTTCGGCGGCCACAGCGGTCAGTTTCCCCCGTTTGGCTTGTATCACCTTAATTAAAAGGTGCCGGTCAATCTTTTCAGCGCCAGCCATGATAGTTATGCAACTTTTGCAATTTATTCCACCACCGTCAACTGCGTGGTGACCTTAAACTTCACCGTGCTGACCACCTGCCCGTCCACCGCCACTTCGACCACGTGAACGTCATCGCCCGGCGGAATGATCACCGGCGGCTGCGGCCCGGGCGTGTCGCCCGTCTTCTGCCGTATCTGCCAGATGCCGGCCACGGTGAAATGATCCACCTCGGCCATCCAGCCGACCTTTGTCAGCGCATCGGCCCACTGGGCCGGGTAATCCAGCGCATTGGCCGGCGAGTTGGAATACCACATACTGAACGCGCCCGCCGGTGGGCTGCCGCCAATATGCCCCTCCGGCCCCATCGTCACCGGGAAATCGCCGTCAGCGTTGGAAAAGCCGGCCGCGTAGTAGCCACCGATGGTGTAGTCCGGGTAGACCGGCTGGTCGTTGACATTGTGCGGCGGGCCGCCGTCGGGCCAGGAAGCCAGGCCCAGAATGCCCTCGATCTGGTGGCCGCTGCCGTCCAGTACCTTGTTAATGGCCTGGGCGGGGCCGGTCCGGGCGCACAGGGCCACCAGCTTCCAGCCCCACGACCCCGGCGCGGCGGTGTCCCAGCCTTTGGAGCGGTCGATCACAAAGCCGAACTGCTGCCGGGCCTGCTCGACCGTCAGCAAGCGCGGCACGTTCTGCACCTGGCTGGCCGAGCGGGTATCGTACATGGCGATGTCCACCCCGGCGTCCCATTGTTCCTGCAGCCGGTCATAAAACCACAGCTTGTTGCGCGAGGTCGCCGCCGTGCTGACCCGCAGGCCGTCGTAGTATTCGTCGATCAGGTGTAAATCCAACACCTGCCGTTCGATAAATGCGTCAATCAATCCCATAGGTTCCTTCTCCGATTCCGGCCACCAGTCCTGCATTGACTTGATGGCCTTGTCCTGTAGTTCGCGCAGTAATGACACGTCACACCTTCACAATGGCGTCCACCTGGTCGAAGTC